GCGTGTTTTTTTTTTTTTTTAGAAAACAACTGCTATTAAATCCAAAGAATAAAAAGTTACACTTATCGACAATTAGTTAGGAAAAGTGAGAAAAACCTAACAGTCCAAAATGGACTTTGTCTGTTGTGTTTCAGAAGGAAACACCAAAATCCACTTGAAGAGTGGTTTTGTATAATTCTATACTAATTTTGAAAAATTAAAATTTTGAAAATTGAATGGTACTTAATAGCACCCGTTGGTAACAGGGCCATCGTATAAATTAAAACAATATATAAAAGACTAATAATAAAAACACTACGATGATTGTGTATATTAGATTTTTGATATAATTAACGCCGTTCTTAACGCCATTATACTATTGTTATGATGATGCAACATTTACTAAAGGTGGTACTCCAATTAAATACATCATTGAGAAATCATCACCAGCTGCTTTATAGATTTCATGTATGGACTGACTTGTAGGCGGACCATTCACTAACGAAACCGTTGCAAGAACAGGTGGTTGATGACCTCTCAATACTGCATTCATATCAATTGGATTAGCACCTACAGCATTTGTAGTTGCAGGTGAAATATGAGAAATATTATAATACGGAACTTCAAACTCGCACATACCCTCCAAAGTTGGATAAATAATGGCCTTAGAAGTATTCGCATATGAATTATGAGCCGACATTGGTATAGGTTGTGACGTATATTTGGTTAATGCATCAGACATAATAGTGAATTGATTATTCAAGCTGTTAAAAGTTTCCTGAACAGCACAAACCATTCTTACTATGAGAGGTTTTACATTAGATTGAGTAGTAGATGTTGAATCTATTGTCGTCGCAATTTTATACCTAACCGATCCACGCCAAAATCCATACAAGAAATACCAATAAGACATTTGAGTGTATGCATGCAATTGAGGTGCCGGTACTGTAACTGTTGGAGTAACTACTGAGAATGGTGCCATTAAGATACCATTCGTGTTACCAGTTCCAATAATCACAGTATCAGAAACACCAAAACGTTTAATGCATTGTCGTACTGACATTATCTTTTCACCAATACAATTTGCTTCAGGAGACCAATTGGCTTCAATGGTTTGCTGATCTATGGAAGTTGGATGAACACCATGTTGCGCTTCGTTTCTCGGAACCGCCTCATTAGCACCCATCATTTGCGCAACTATGCGTGACGAAGATAATGCACCACTATATGGTACAAAACTTGGTTCTGACAAGTTTGCAAATGTTAGATCAGGACCACCATTTACTTCAACTATAACGTCTATAGATGGATATACGTTATTAGCTGCAACCAGTTGATTTAAAACTTCTACACGTACAATACCTGTTACGGCATTATACATTAGAGCTCCATTTGCACCCAACCAAGATGACTCTGGTCGAATACAAAACATCCATGGTCTAGATGAAACATATGGTACGGTGAAAGATACTTCTGTGGAAGTTCTTAGATCCACTATTATCTTTTGGGTTCTTGAAATATCAGGAACACCACTAGAAATAGTTGTATTATAATAAAATGGAATGAAACTCAAGCGTATCCTTCCACTGTGAAATTGCGTCTTAACAAACTTGAAAGTATAAACCATACTTCCACGCCACAAACCAAAGGTATTTGCAACATAACCAGTATGTGTGCATCTAAACCTATCGGTTATGGTATCGGAATATGGCTTAACCTTAAAAGGTGTTACGAAATTGTCCCACAAAATGTCATTTGTATTATTGGTAGTGTTCCAAGTGAACCTATCCCAATAGTTTGGTATAGACAATATGTGTGACAATGCCATTTCATCAGCAGAAGTACCACTTAAGCCATTCTTAGTTTCTATTGCATTGGAAGAGGACAAAGCCATCTTATGTGAAGTATCAGCTCCATCATAATTTGACATTCGCACCTGTCCTCTCAGCTTTGACTCGCATGGCAGTCCTTGTACAGTAGGTTTACTAAAACCCAATATTTTAAAAATATTAGATGCTTGTTTAGATATCCAAGCAGGCCTAGTAAACATATTTCCAATGACTGGTATGCGAGACAACGATGAGAGACCAGTTGCTATTTGTCCAAGTCCAGTTGAGGGAGAACAATTTTGTTTCAAATCTTGTAATTCAGATGCCATTTGAGCAAAAATTTTATCAGATTTGTTCA